CGTTTACAATACTCTTCTACTGCTACCTCATACCAATCCCAGTTATCTACTCCTGCGGCTTTTAGACAGTCGAGGAGATGAGAGTCGGCTAGTAAGCTCTCATAAAACTCTTTGTTGACAATGATTGTTTCGTTGTCCATCACTTTGTCCATTCTTCTGGGATCGTCCCATCTGCTGCGGGAAATCCATGTTTCTTTGCCCAGTCCATATACGTTGTCTTGGATGCCTTGCTTAGCTTGTTCTCGCCTCGCATAAAGACAAACCGAATATCTAGCTCTGGGTGCTGGGCCTTAACGGCTAACATCTTTTGGCGCGTCTGGGGATCAAGCTTCCCCTTGGCCTCGATGATCACCCCGTTAGCAATTACGAAATCCGGTGTGTATATATGACTGATTGTGTAGTTGAGACTCAGCGACTCATACTCATAGTCAACCTTAAGTCGCTTGAGCTGAGCCGCCAAAGTCCGTTCAAATCCAGATCGCATCTAGTGCACTGGTGCCTCGAAGGTGTCCAACGATTCGCGGGCTACCTCCACCACTTTGTCAATGGGGCTGATGTACGTCAGGTTGGAGTCCTGATCTGTGATACCCACGAAGGTTCCCGTGACAATCAGATACCCATAGTGCATGACCCCCTCAGGGTTGCTAAGGGTCTTTACGCGATAGAACCCCATTGGGGGGCCCTTAGGTTCTTCTGGTTTGCCGGGGAATCCAATAATTTTACTCAAAGCCAATCGTCCTCTTCTACATCACCAATATCTACAAATCTACACATGTCGCTAAACACGATCTTAAAGAACTCGTCTGGGTTCTCCTCTTGGAGTTGTCTTACCGCCTCTTCGGCAGACTCCTCATCCACGAAGACCGACTCAGGCCAACCCTCTTGCATGTTCATTACGATCCAGACTTCACCAGCATCCTCAAACCCTTTGAGCAAAGGTCACCTCCATTACGTTTGGTTCCTTCTCAACGTGGGTCAAATACTTGGGGCCTGTGGAGTAGAGGAACGTACGTAGGCCGACTCCGCCGTTGGCATCATCGTAACAGTTAAATTTGTGGGAGCAATAAGAACAACCAACCGGAAGAGTAAGGTTGCCGCTTTTGCCCTCAGGGATTGGGTCATAGCATCTAGGTGGAACGTCATCTGATTTAACTACCTCTTTCAAATGTTCAATGCGGTCTTCTAACTTCAGACCTGTTATTTTGTCTTCAGACACTCGGAGAAGTGCGATGTGTCCAAGCGTCTTGTCAGCAGCGAGAAAAGCACCTTCGTTTGTTCCGTCGGCGGTAACATATCCAGCCAACTGCTCCATGTATCCGAAGGCATCATCCTCTTCAAGGGTTCCGTCTTTGAACTTCCTGAAGCTGTAGGTGGATGCGGACTTAACATCTGTAACTACTCCGTCAATCTTGCAGTCCATGTGACCAACAACGCCACCAAGGACTACCTCTTTTTGTTCGTCTTCGACTTTGTGGCCAGCTTCCTTAGCCAGATAGATCAGAGCTGCTTCGATCAGGTGACCATAGAAGAACTTGAAGAGCTCGTGGCCCTTGAACTTCTCAGTCTCGTGAGTACCCCTGATGTCGTAGTATAGCTTACGATCTGGTTTGCCGATGGCCGATAGACGAAGGGTACGTTTGTCTTCTCGGGGCGTCATGTAAGACGCTGCTGCTTGTTTTACCGCCTCTGCAAACTCATCTAGGTACTGTTGAGTTGGGGCCCCACTTGGGGACCCCTTCTCTAGTAGTTCATAGATGTCGTCTACAAGCGTGTCAATTTGCTTTTCGATTACGCCCACTCATCGTCAAATTTAAAGTCTTCACGGTTTCCAGCTTCGTATGGCACATGGTCCTTCACACGAATAGCGAGGATGTTCCGCTTAATACCTTTCTTACCCTTGTACTCAAACTCCTTGAGCAGGTACTTGACGTCAACAACAGACTCATTACCGATGGCAACTGTTGGGTCCCATGGTTTACCTGCTTTGTCTACAACCTCGATAGGTTTGGCAGGTTTACCTAAAGGTGCATCTGGGGTGGGTTTGTTAACTGTGGGTTTACGGAATTGGTAGAAGTCTCCGCGGTCATCACCCTTGTTCTTGGGCTTAGCGCGGACACCTTCCTTTTCCATCTCGGCTAGGGTTTCGTTATCTACAGCGAAGTCAAAGCTCCACTCCATACCGTCACCCTCATAATTCTTAGCACCTTCACCGAATACTTTACAGAAGTACATCTTTCCACTACGAATTGGCATGTTGTTTCCTTTGTTAATTGGCTGTAAGGGTTCATCTTTCTCCCCCTTACATATATATTATAGCAAGTTTGTAACTTGTTGTCAACAGATAAATGTCAGTGGGTTAAGGCCCAGTTCTTTCCCACTTTGTAGTCCCCCTCTAGGGGCACTCGCATACCTAGCTCAAGGCCAGAAGACAAGAAGACCTCAAGGGCCAACTCACCTACGCCGTGGGCGTGGTCTTCAAGACAATCAAACTGAAGTTCGTCGTGGATGTTGCCCACTTGGAGTGCATCCAGCTCGTTTTGTCTTATCGCTTCAAACAGGTTGATGTTTACCACCTTCATGGCAATTGCACCACCCGATTGTAGCTTGTAGTTCAGGGCCGCGTGGGCACTGGGGCACCTCACATAGCCCCCGTCTAGGGTCCGTATGAACCCACGGGCCTGTTCCATCTGTGTGGTCCGCACCAGTTCCTCCAGACCGGGGGTCCGCTTGATGAGCTTCTCACGGGCCTCCTTGCCCCACTTGGCGGGGTTCTTCTTGATGCCCGCGGCGCGCCCCAGTTTGCCGTCTGAGGCCCCATATAGGAACGCATAGAACACAACCTTCATGGGCTTACGCTCGATCTCCAACATCTCGGCATTGAACGTGTGGGGGTCGCCCTCGACGTACATCTTGGCCGCCTCGTCGTTGTTGAGGTAGTGGCCGAACATACGCATCTCTAGGGCCTTGGCGTCTATGCCACACAGTAGGCGACCTCGTCGGGCCTCCCACAGGCTGCGGCTTTCGAACCCATAGGCCACCCCGTCTACGCCCGGTATGTTGGCCGTGTTGGGGCTTGAGTGGGTCATACGGCGGGTGGCAGCACCACAGGTGTCCACGTAACCGCGTATCACTGACTCCTCTTTGTCTACATTGTTGAGCCAGTTGTCGATCATGTTGGCCCGACCCGTAGCCACGAGCCAGTCAGCAATGGCCTTGACCTCTTTGATCCCCGAGGAGGCGGCAAACTCCACTAGGGAATCTTCGTCTACCTTGGGGTTACCCTTGTCCGTAAACTCCTTAGGCTCCCATCCCAGTCCAAGAAGTTTTTCAATACGCTGCGGGACCGATCCGATATTAAAGGGGATGTAGTCAAGGCAGACGTACTCATCCCCCACGACATTAACCTGAGGATAATGCGCCTTATGTCGTACGAAGTGTTGCGTAGGCTCTCCGCTCTTAAGAGTTCGGAACTTGTAGCGGGCAACTTCCTTAAGCTCGGGTGGAAAGAGCTCGTGGATGGTGTCTCCCAAATCTGTTGCCAACTGTCTAAGCTGGTCTCTAAGAGCGATAGCATTTGGGATATTGAAGTAGAATCCGTTTCTCTTCTGTTCATCTAGTACCTCTCGTATCTTGTGTTCAATAGATATGGACTGCTCGGAGAACTTAAGCTTGGCCATCCGCTCAGTAATCTTGATGAATACTTTACGAGTTATTCGGGCATCTTGTAAACAGTACGCCCCCATCTCCTCTGTGAATTTGCTGAAGTCGTTGTAGCCCCCTTTGGCGAGCTTGACTCGGGTCCCCCACGCCGCTAGGGAGTGTCCCCCGTCCATCTTTGGATCAAATAGACGACTAAGAATAAGGGTGTCAATGCAATTCCGATGATCAACGGGGGTATTAAGCAGAAGCCGAATAGCCCAAGCATCAAACGATATTGCATTGTGTCCAACCCAGACGGCGTTTGGACGGTCGGTAATGAACTTTCTTGTCTCTTCTGGTCCGACAGTTAGGTGTTCCTCTCCCGTAACGACGTTAATAAAAGAACAGCAGTGTATTTTAGTAGCATTGAGATCGTCCGTTTCTAAGTCAAATATCCAATAGTTTTCATCATATGTGAGGTATTTCACTCTATGTCTACCTCCTCCCAATCAAAATATAACTCATGTGTATCTGGATTTCCTCGGATAAACTTTATAGCATCATCTTTATTATAGAAGACTTTTTCCGAAGAGGTGTCCCAATCATCTCTATAATTGCGTTCAAGTCTTGATACAACATATACCTTAGTCATTTACCCCGTTCCTCTTCATCTGCAAGCCCTTGAAGAAACCTAAAAGAAACTTCAACTGGGTCCGAATATACCAGCACATCATCTGGATGTATGGCACGCTTTTTAATGTAGTTGAGCGCCTCAGTATAAGTCTTGAACTCATACATGGTGAAGTTTTCATAAGGTTCGTAGATAAACACTACAATGTTCTTAGTCATGGGGTTGGTCCTTTCAGGGCTTGGCGGATCAGCGCGATGTCACTAGCAAACAGCGCAAACGTTCCTGTTTGATTGGTCAATTCTTCAAGGCGCTTCAAAGCTAATCGTATCGCCTTGTCCTTCATGCCGACCTCAAACTTCAACTCCCCCACCTCCACCTCCCGCGCCTTACGCTCGGCTAATAGGGCGGCGGCTAATGTGGGGGCGGCTGCGATTAGGGCGGCGTTGGTTTCATAGTTGTCGCAATGCAAGATGGCGTGGTCATCTTCGCGCAAAGCATACATGTGGCAGATTGTGTTTTCGCCTTCGACATAATGGCGCTCATCCCAAGCGCTCTTGGTTACATCCCAAGGCCCCAATCCAGCCCAGGCCTCTAGCTGCTCGTTGGTGATGTTAGTCATCAGCATCCAGCCTCCACACAAACCTGCGCGGCAAATCGAACAGCCGATTGAGGTGCGCCTTGATAATTTGGCCCCTCAAAATGCGTGCTTGAGATTATCCCGGTCAAAGCGGCGTTGAAAATTAAAAGCATGGGGCTAGGTCCGTTTGCACAAGACGAATCCAATCTCTTTAGAAATTGCTTCAGTTCTTCTTCACTCATCCCTCACCCTCCAAGCCAGCACGGCGCAAGACCGCAGCAATCGTATCTATCCATAGGTCGCGCTCGTAGTCGGTCGCGTCGGCTGGTGGTTGCAGGTTAATGAATAACTCGCGGATTAGGGCGCGGGCGTGCCGACGCTTTTGTTCTTGGGTGTAGCGGGGGAAACCCCTTCGGTCCGCAACCTCAATCGCGCGGTCTAGTTCTGGTGTGGTTGTCATCACACAGCCTCCGTAAGGCTGCTCGTTGGTGAAGTTAGTCATCCCAATCCTCCTCGGCACCACCACCGATGCCACCAGCTTCGTACTTTGCAATCTGCTCGGGGTCCAGCTCAACCAGCCGCCCCGTCTTGGGCACATACTCCAGCCACGCCGTGGGCCCACCTCGACCACAGAAGCGGTTCTTCTTGATGGTCACCTTGGTCACGTTGCGTCGCCAGTCATCCACCGCATCCACCTCACGTTCCAACAGGTACACGATGTTGGCCAACTGCTCGATGGCAGCCGTGCCGCGGATCAGCCCTTGGCGGTTCAGGTGAACCACACAGATGATGGCGATGTTAAGTTCCATTGCCAACGTCTTGAGCTTGGTGGTAATCTCGTCTAGCTGCTTACGTTCGTCCCCCGCTTGGTCCGACACCACGATAGACAAGTGGTCCAACACAATGTACTTGCACCCTAGGGCTGACATGTGCCGAACCTTGGCCAGAATCTCGTGGATGCTGTTGGACCCGAAGTGGTCGTAGATGACCAGCTTGTCGGTACACACAGAGGCCTCGTATATGGTCCGTAGGGCGGCGGGCTCAAGGGCTTCTCGGACATCAGGCAGGTGAAGGGGTTTGTTGGCCTCCACTGACATCAGCCCGAGGGCGGTGTCCCTGTTGGTTTCCTCTAGGTGCAGCAACCCGATGCCGTGCTCAGAGTTCTTCAACAGGTGGTGTTCGATCTCCTTCAGGATGGACGTCTTGCCCACCCCCGTCTCGGCGGTAAAGACAACAAGCTCCGACAGCCGCAGTCCGTAGGTCTTGTCGTTGAACGAGTCAAACGGATAGCTGATGGTCTCATATTGGGGCGGGTTACTGATGTCCTCCCACATGTCCTTGCCGAACTTGAGCCCAGTTGGGATGTGCTCAGGGGCCTTCCACCACTCGTCCTTGAACGCTTGGGCACGTCCGTGGATCAGGTAGTCGTTGGGGTCCTTGTATTCCCCCAGTGTCAGGATACGTACCTTGCCGATCTCGAACATGGCGGCCACCTTTAGAGCAGCCTCTTGGCCGGGGTACGTTACCTTACCCGTCTGTGGGTTAACCTTGGGCTCGTCTTTGTCAAAGCAAACCACGATCTTCTCAAAGCTGTTGAGGTACTCGAAGCTGTCTTGGACGTTCTTCTCAGCTTGGCTCGCCGAGTGCACAGATACGACGGGATACAGGCCCATCATCTCACGCACGGCCATTGCGTCACACTCGCCCTCCACAATGGTCAGTTGCTTGGCCGAGCCGGGCGGGAACAGGTGTTGGCCAAACAGGGCGGCTTGCTTTGGGTTGCCCTCCCACTTGAACCCCTTGGGGTCCTTGGTCCGCACCTTTGTGGCCACAGGTATGCCGTCTTTGTTGGTGTAGGGGTATACGTGGTGGTTCTCGTCGGATGTCACCCCGAAGAACTCGCACACCGCCTTGGTAATCTTACGTTCAGGTAGTGCTTTTACTTCCAATCGTCTCACTTCTTTCTCGGGGAACCGTGTTGAGCCACAACTAAAGCAGTGGGTGTGCCCGTCGTCGTATAGGGTCAGGGCATCACTGGAGCCACAATCAGGGCAAGGTTGGTGTGTCTTCACAGGAACTCATCATCTAAGTCTGAGTAGTCAATCTCTAAACCCTCTAGGTAATCTTTATCCCAAGGGTCATAGTCATCTGCGTAGTACTCATCGTCATAGATGTCATATACACCATCGTCATCATCATCCATCTTCGTGTTCCTCCTCCACAACTAGGTCACTTGGATCATCCTCTATATAAGAGTATACACTATCCTCGTTCCAGTAGTCAAGTATTTTATCAACCTCATCGAGACACACCCCACACGGCAGGGTCTTCATGTCCCTATGGTCCAGTTGCATCTCGTCAATAGACGCTCCACAGATATAGCAGTTACCCAACTTTTAGTTCCTCCGCATATGCCTCAATGGTGGACCCCGATAGGCCCGGCGCTGTGTTCACCTCTAGGATGTACGCACGGTCCGAGGGCTTGTGGTAGATCACGTCGATGGCTCCGAAGTCCAGCAGGGTGTTGTTGGCGTAGTCTTGGCAAGCTTCGATCACTTCTCCGGGCATCTCCTCGAAGGTGGACAGGGCATAGATAAACCCGCCCGCTAGGTTACGTACCTTCCAGTTGACCTCCTCGTCGGGCACCTCCAGCTTGCGCCCCTTGCGGGCAAACTTGATCAGATTCTCACCTACGAAGTGCACCCGATACTCATCTGTTTTCTTTTTGTACTGTGTATACAGCGGGGCATGGGGCATCAACTGGCCGGGTGTTACAATCTCGATGCCCTCACCTGAGTGGCCCCGAAGTTGGTGACGTGCAACTACTGTGAAGTCTTGTATAGACCACAGGCTGGCAATCTCCAAGTCTGTGGTGTGTGGCACTACGTAGCCCCGATTGCCCGGATAGTTCTGGAAGAAGGTCTTCTTGTCTGAGACCTCATTGACTTGATCTGGGCGGTTAAGTACAAGCCCCTTGAGCACCTCAGGGTTGTCGATTTGTGAGCATCCCCAGTTGATGATCGTGTCACCTTGTCTGTACTTATAGCGGGAACCCTCGCGCTTGATACGCTTGGCCCCAAGGGCTTCGGCTAATTTCTTGGCAGACTCGGAGGCCTGATTGTAAGGTAAGATAAAAGTACGCATAGTTTATAACTCTCCTTCATCGGCATCGCCGGGGTTGACATAGAACACGTATTCCATACGGTCGTCATTGAACTTCTTCACGGGTTTGAACGCTGTGAGGTCAACACCATAACACAGGTCTTGGGCAAGGCGCAAGGACTGCCACACAAGTGGGGAGTTGAAGTCGTAACCCCTTGAGGGTCTGTCAAAGCACTCCTCGAACATCTCAGCCAACCCACGCATAGACAGCATAGGTAGCACATCCTTTGGGTCGGCATCGCATCTGAGAACCCAATTACGCAAGGCCTCTACGTACGAAACGAACTCCATGATGTACGCCGCATCAATGGAACCCCGAAGGTATCGGAACTCCAGTGAACAGAACTTACCGATGCTGGCCCAGTTGAGGCCCATGTATCGGCGGTTGCCATCGATGTACTTGATACGCTCGGGGCTGAACGCCTCGATTACGTGGTCCACAAACACGGGGGCGTCTACGGCACGAAGACAAAACAGATTGCCCACCCGCTCCGGGGCAAACTTTTCCACCAGTATGGGCTCGAACACGTACCACAGTGTGGAGAACAGCAGGAGTTGCCGCGGGGTAAACGTTTGCACATTCATGTGGACGTGAACGGAGCACCGATTGGACCACTTGATGGCATCGATAAGGTAGTTGCCCAGCCCATCAATAGCTTTGGCGGCCAATAGTTGGGTGGGCTCATCGAGAATCTCGGGCAGCTTCTTGTAGGGTACGGGACCCCGCATGATAAGCTCGAAGCCGTTACGCAACGACCCGTCCTTTACCTGTTGCCAGTTCGCGGAACCAATCTTGAAGTTGTCAGCCTCAACAAGTGTGTGGTCGAACTCAATCTCTAACTCACAGGCGTATGTGCCGGAGCATTCCTTACGCTTTACAATGTCGTTAAGTTGCGGTTCCATTTGATGCCTCGTCTAGTGCTTCTTGCAGATATTTGTAGGGGTCATCCAAGGTACAAGTCGTCCCGAACCTTGGCGAAGTAGCGGGAGAAGGCACCAGAGCGACCAGCATCGAGGTAAGTCTGTAGGGTTGGGTAGTCGTTGAACACTGTCTTGGATAGTGACTCGCAGAACTCCTCGTTGAGTGAGGGTCGTCGCTGTGTGGTAAGAACAGGGTTGATGGCGATATTGTCGGAGTTGATGCCTTGCTTGTACTGTCGGTGGCCTGTACGTGAGGTGAAGAAAGGGCCCTTCTTGGTGTTCACGAATCCTAGTGGGAACCCTTGGAAGATAACCTCTGGGTCGTTTACACGAACTTCAATGGTAGTACCTTGAAAGTCCATGATACCAATAAAGAAGTCATCGTAACTTCCATCATCTCTTACACTTACAACAGTGTAGAACTTGTTACGATATAGAATATAGGTGTTAAACAGTCGGTCTCGGACAGATTCTTTACTGTCAAAGATCATGCGACTACTTGTGAACATAACGTGGAACCTCCAAGGCTGGTGGTGTTTGGTACTCATTGTTGTTGATGCACCGCTCAGCTAGGCCGGGTGACGCATCGTCATAAAAGATGTCACGCTCGAACAGGTCAGCCAACGCCTGCTGCGTCGAGTTAAAGACAAAGTCACACAGGTCCCGATCAAGGACCCACTTGTTGCTGAGGACGCGATACTCGACCCCATAGGACTTCGGACGGAACGCCCCCGCCCTCCCATAGAGCTCCCGACGGCGGTTGTCAGTGTCCCAGAGTAGGGAGTTGAGCCCGAGGGCGTAGTCCAACTGGATGCAAACCTCACGGCACTTGTTGTAGTGTTGTGGACTGAACGCATCGGCCCCCTCGGTCCACCCAATGTGGACGTGCCCCGACCCAGTACGGAACATGACTCGGGCATCGGGGATTGGGTTGACCTCCCCAGTGTAGGCGTTGTAATCGGGATTGCACCCCAACTCGACCGCCTTCTCAGGCAGGGACTTAAAGTAGGCCTCCTCGTAGGTGGCCACAGGTGTGGCGGTAAGCGTATACCCCGGAAGCATAAGACCCATAGACTTGACAACGGCTCGGATATAGTCGCCGAACTCTTGCGCCGTGGACGCTGGGTCAATGTTGAACTCGGCGGCTGTGCCATCGACTTGGACAGCGCCATACGGGACCTTGAACGGCTCCTCTTTAGTGCCCGGTAACTTGTCGTGTACAGACACAAACGAACCGGAATTAGGATTCACACAGAACAATTCGGGATCAGCCCCGATAAGGATATTCGCTTTCATTGTCTTTACTCCTCTTAGCTTGCTTTAGAGCGCAAGGCCCAGTTGTCAGTACCTAGATTTTCAATTAACCACTCTTTCCAAGTTGGTGGGCTTTCTTTCCAGCAATCATCACACACAAACATTGGGGCGGTGACCCCGTTGTGGAAGAATATCTTTCCGTCTTTTCCGCTTGCGGAGTACTTGGGGATTTCCGTACCGCAGTTCTGGCAACACGATCCGTGGGTGTCGTACGAGTCATCGAGGTCATCCCAAGATACTACCTCCCCGCTGTGGTACGTGAACTTTGAATCGCCACTCGAATATCTCCAAGATTTACCACGGTACCTTGCCCAGTCGTCGTAGTCGTCTGTCGCGTTTGCCCTTCCGCTTGAAGTAAAAAAACTTTTCTTTGGCGCGTCCTCCACATACGGCAGCCAGAATTTCTGGTCAAGTTTTGGGATTTCAAGGGCCATGTGTTTATTGATTGGCAGTTGCAAGATGGAGCCGGGGTCGATCTTGATGCCGTTGCGGCCCAGAATCCATACCAGCATACCAAGCTCGGACGCCCACCAGAGGTTCTTACCACCACCTGAGGTGCACAGATACAAGTCTCGCTCCTCATTGCGAAGGCAGTTGATTGTATTGTAGACTTCGTCGTACCAGATAAGACACCAAGCACCGTAAGAAATTTGAGCTATGGTCTCCTTGGCCCCGACCTCGGAGATAGACTTGAGAAGGGCCTTGGAGTCCATGTCTTCCTTACCACCGTACTCGAGTTTTTTCCAGCCGTACTCGGGCACCGTGCCGTTGTGGGCCCCGATGATGTCCCCATAAGAGAATGGGTGGGCATTCTCTATGTTGACCCCGCCCTGTGTAGCCCAACGATTGTGACCAAGCATGACTGATACGTTATGGGCCTTTGCTAAGTCAGTATCAAACTGCTTGAACTCGGTAAGCTCGTGGCCGTGCCCAAGGGCGTGGAACACTGAGCCAACCTCTTCGTTGCGAGCCTTGAAGTATGCACCAACTGAGTGGGGCCCCCGTAGGGAACCCACTTGGAGCATTTGTTTGAAGGCCGACTTCTCGGGCCCACCGAGGGACCCCGCTACGCCTAAATGACCACACATGTTATCGCTTCCGTTCTTTGATAAGAGTTACGAGGTCTTTCTTGGAGGACCCACCGAAGCGACCCTCAGATTGTAATCCGAGAAGGGACTTAGGTGTATCTCCCTTGCCCCACATTTGGTGTATGCCAGTTTCCCAGCCCTCTTTAGCAAAGATTTTATCACCCATAATCTGGGGGATACCCTCTAAGAAGTTACCAAAACCGATGTTCTCAGCTAGTGGACCGTGGTGGGACATGAGGAACGAGTAGCTGTAGGTCTCTCCGACCAACGACTCGGTCATCCACATGAAGTACAGGGCCTCGTCTTTGTCTACACCAGCATTGACTAGACGCACCCAGTTGTCCACCTTATCGGCGTACTCCCATAGGGCCCTAATGAATGTGTTGACACAGAAGAAGTTCTTAGACACAAAGTTGAGGTCGTTGTGTACAAAGACAAACCCAGAGTGCTTCTCCCCCTTGACAAGTGCCCAAGAGTGGGGTCGGTCCATGCCACGCAAGGGTTTACAGTCGTCGCTCAGGATGTGCTCGAGATACGCAAGGTGTTCCCGCTTGTACTTTTGGTTGAACGGCGAGAACCAGAACATCCAGTCCCCCTCCTCGAACTTGTATCGAGTTGCCCCGCCCTTCTGGGTGGCCTCGAAGCGTGGGCTGAACCCGTTCATGAACGCCATACAGATGCGGTTGATCTCGTCGTGTGTCTTGTGTGTCTCCAGATTGTGGGGGACAAACACTACGGATGAAACCCCCGCGGGGCGGGGAAGCTGGGAGGTGGCCCCCCAGAACGTGGCAAAACCTAGTTTAGACAGCACGGGCTAGTCCTTGGTGGTAAGTTGCGGAAAGAACTCAGTTACGAGCTCGGTGAAGTATTGTGTGCACTCAGGGTGGCCCGAGTACTCAGGGTGGGGTTGGAAACACAGCGAGTTGGTGGTTGCATAGTACAACACCTCGATGTCCGTGCCGCGGAACCGTTCAAGTTCGGTGGCCGCCAGTCGGTACGTCGATAAGGGGGTGGCGGCATCACCGATGATGGCTGCGTCCGGGCTGGGGCGCATCATCTGGTGGTGGGTGGACGTACAGAAGTACTCCTTGAGACTTCGTGTGTCCTTTACTAGGTGGCTTCGGGTGTGTCCGTCAACGTCTTGCCACATACGGCCCCCACTGATAACATTCAGGAACTGGGCCCCGCGGCAGATGCCGATTCGTGGCACGTCGTAGTTGTTAAACAGATGGATACAAGCGTCATCTCGTCGCCTACTTGTGTGTGAAGCTACGTCGTCTTCCCCGTATAGGTGAGGGCTTACGTCGGCACCCCCTGTGAACACGATTACGTCGGCCTCAGCAGCCGCCTCAACAACCTTCCAGTTAAACTCACGCTGGAGCAAGCCACCTACGGCAAAGTCGGCATCTTCTACGAATACTTTAGTTTGCATCTAAGTGCATCTCCTCAATATATAAGTCGTTAACAGTAACATAGAAGTTACCTTCTTCGTAGTGATATACTCCCCGATCATTTTTAGCAGAAGCACATTGTTTGATCTTCTCCTGTGCTTTTTCACGGGTAGAGAAAGCCCAAAGAGTATATGTAGATACGTATTGGTTCTCACATACAAGATATACCTTCTTCACTTCGTCCATCGGTTGAAGTACCCCTCTTCCGCAGACTTGGCGGCCTGTTTGTCGGGGTTGTTCACCCACTTGCGATAGTTGGTCCGCCATTCCACCGCAGCATCACGGCGAACCGTTGGGTCCAGCTTACCAAGGAACTTAGCAAGCTTGGGGTATGAGCTGTCAGCAACGTACATTGCTGTTTCTGTTGAGATTTGCATTAGAGCCATATGTCCTCTTCGGGTGGTGGTGGTGGGGGCGTCCTTCTTGGCCCACCGGCTAACTGATAAACCAGTGATTCGTGGTCTGCTTGGGTAAAGACTTGTTCACCGTGTCGAATACGGGCCCAGTATTCGTGACCCTCATGTGTTGTGCGCCACTCAAAGGCGTAGAAAAGGTAGTTTCGTGAGCGGTCATCAAGCTTTTGACCCCACACCGCCTTTTCCATGAATTTTTTCAGGCAGTTGTGATCCATAACGTTGATCATAACCAGATGTCCTCTTCAGGGGGTGGTGTTGGTTCCCGACGGCCTAAGTAAAACTGAAGGCGTTGTGAAGCATAGAGT